GTGGTGTTCGCGTTCGAATTGGCCGAAGGCGTGCTGTTATAGATCAGCGCACCGCGAGCCGTGATGGTCGCGTTGGCAAAGGTAAGGTCGGAAAAGTCGGTGAAGCCTGTACCCGTCGAAGAGTTGTTGTTCGACGTAACAACACCAAGATTGGTCAGCGTACCGCCACCAGCGGTGTAGTTTGTGCCCGAAGATGAAACTTCGTTCGATGAGCTATACGCTGTGGTGTTCGCGTCAAGCGAAGCGGACGAGGTGTATAGTGCGAGCTTGAAGGTGTCACCACCTGTTGCTCGGAAATCGTGTACAGCCAGCATAAGCTCGGCCTTAAACGATGTGGTCATTGCTTGGGTAATTGCCATCTTACGGCCTCCTTATGCGTCGAGGATCGGGATCAACTCTGGATGACCCGCCTGATTGAATTTATTAACCAGAGTTACATTATGGGACCGCACAGCCTCGTGCATATAGTAAACCAGCACCTGACGGATGCTGTCCTTGAAGGCTTCAGCCTGATCGCGAATAGCAGGGTGTGCCTGACTGCCCACATAAATGATTTTGTCGAGAGCGCGCTCAGCAGTTTCCTCAGGCGTGAAACCACGTCCTTCGGTCGCCATGACCATCACACTTCCAATATCGCTAGAACCGTTAAACATATTACCTCACCGGATAGCGGACTTGGCCGCTGCGATACATATCCTGACGATTCTTACCATCACCAAGCTGTTTGAGCAGACCCATCGATTCTTCATACCGTTTTTGGTACCCAGCAATGACGTCGGCCTCACCCTTCATATAGGTATAAGCTTCCAGCAACGCCCCGTAAAGCAACGCGCTATCGAAGTTATCGCCCAACCATGACGTACCCGCTTCCACAATCGAAGGCGGATAATAGAAGTAGTGAAGCTCGACCTCATAGTCATCGTCCGGCGTTGGGCCGAGAATGTACGAGTTTTCGTCGAAATAGGCATAGCAGTACGGGAGACCCTGATCGTTGGGGTTGGGATACGCCTGCCGGATGAAGTTCACATCCTTGTTCAGCAGATACTCGTAGTTCCCATCGCCGTCGATCACAGCCATAGAGAAGTTAGCCAGCCAATCCGAGGGCACCGAGAGGTACTTGTTCCCAGCGGTCATATTACCGGTCACGTTTTTGCGCAGGTCCAGAAGCTGAACCGTGTTGAAGATGCGCTGCTCAGCCTGTTCGATAAACGTGTTGATCTGCTCGGTAGACGTCAAAGTCACCGAAGTGGAGCCGTCAGAGCCGGTCCATGATGTGTTGGGGAAGTCGTTTTCGACGTACCCCTTGATCGTTTCGAACAGTTGAGCGTAGTTCATCAGCCCATCTTCTTGCTGTGCCCGTAGCCCCGCGTTGTGTTTTTGCATCCGCGAGTACGTTCGGTTTGGGTGTTAGCGATCTTGTTAGGATAGCCGTTATTGCCAAGGTCGGCCTGTGTGTAGACCTGAGGCATCTTTTTCATCTCAGCCATTTTTATTGACCTTTCCCATATCTTTCTTGGGCTTGCTGCCGCTCTTCTGGTTCGCAATCTTCGCGAGATTACGGCCCATTTCCAGCATCTGCTTGTTTGTCTTACCACCTTTAGCCATCTTAATTCTCCGTCTGAACAGTTACGGTCCCCACTTGACCACTACCTAATAGCGTATTTGGAAGCCCAGATAAACCCAAAGGATCATTTAGGCCAACAGGATTCCAACCCCACTGGATTACACGGCTACCGCCCGACGGCGTACCGGAGTCCAGCACGTTGTCATTGGGTACTTCACCTTGGGTCTCGATCCGCAGACCAGTCAGACCTGCTTGGTAATATGTCGTATCGGGACGTGGGTTGCGCAGCGCCTGAGGGTCATCAACCGGATACATACCGAGTTGAAGCTGCGGCTGATCCGGTTCCCAGCATGTGGGGCACACGAGAATATTGACGTTCTTCGTCTTGATGACGAGACGCCGAAGCTGTTTGAGCTTATAGCGGAACCCACAGCGGTCACACTGTGAAATTGCCCATTTACCGGAGGCAAACCTATTTGGCATTGCGTCTCCTTAATAGAACATCTGGCGCGGTGCGATGCGCAACGCGGCCTTCTCGCGGTCCTCGTCAGCAGCCTGCTGCCACAGTTCTTCGTAATCAGCCTTAAGCATCGCAGTGCGTTCCATCGCGCCGGGAATTTTCTTCGACAGATGATAGGCCAAACCAGCTACCATGCATGGCAAGAAGCGGAACGGAATGTCTTGCGCCGTGACGCCTGTGCCAGCGTCCTGAATACGGCGAAGCCGCCAGTAGACGAAGGTGTAATAGTTGGACTGCTCGGGAGCAGGCCAGACGTTGATGTTTGGATAAGCCACACCATCTACTGGGTAGTCTGCACCTGACTGGCGATTGATCCAAACTTGAATAGGACGCCCTTGAGCGTTCTTGTTTGGGATCGTCGAGTAAGTATCGACGCTGATACGTGAAATGTTGATATCGGTCTGGCCTTGGCCAGTCTGCGTACGAATTACGTGTTCCAGCAGGTCGATGGTATCCGCAGGTAGGTCATAGGTGATTTGACCTTGCACCATGGCGATCTGCCCCTGCTCAATGGTCCATAGGTTAATACCACGGTTTGCCCACTCGATGGTGAGCAAGTTCAGGCTGCGCCGCGCCGTACGCAGGTCATAGCCCGTCCGAAGCTCGGCACCACAGCGCTCGAACGCTTCCTCAACGAGTTCGTTAAGGTTCAGGTTAAATGCTGTGGTGCCTGATGTGGTCATCTAAATCTCGCTGTCTTCTTGGCGATGGTCTTGGGCTGCTTGACAAACTGTTTGCCCGCCTTTGTACCCTCACGCTTCGCCTTGGTTGTAGCAGCATATTCAGAAGATGTCAGCGCCTGACGTGCCTTCTTCGGAAGGTATCGTTCGCCAGTTGCTTTCGCCCCCTGCGTGGATGGCTTGCCTGACTTGGTTCCCCAATCCTCTTTGGTCCATTTGGACAAGGATTTCTGCGCTTCTGTCTTCGGGCCGCTGTAGCTGCCGCCAGACTTCTTATACCGCTGGGTCGCAAGCTGAGCTTTACGGGCGGACCATTGACCCGGCTTACCGCCTTTGTCGCCAGCTTTTACACTAGCGACAATGCGTTTCCACTTAGGTTCGTCCGACCGTGCCATTACTTCTTCTTAAAGCCTTTCAGCATCTGTGCAAACCGAGCACGCTGACCTAACTTGCCGGGAGCCTTGGCGGCTTTGGCGAGCTTTCCTGCTGGGATTTTCTTACCCTCAGGAGTGCCAAGCTGCGCACGGAGTGCGCCGGGCTTTTTGATCGCTTTGGAGATGTCAAGCTTTGCTTTACCTCCCTTTGCGTACATTGAGACATCATCAGGATTGTCCTTCCGTTTGATCGTCTTCTTACCCGGCATCTTGGACGCCTTCATAGCCCCCATGCCCCGACAAGCGCGCATTAGCAGTAGCCGCCTTTTTTCATCGTTGGCATCTTGCCCTTGGTCTTGCCCTTCTTAGCAATACCATCAGCCGACTTGTGTCCAGCAACGAGACCACCCGAAGCGTAGCATTTGCCACCACCAGCCTTCTTGACCATCGCACGGCCCTTGGTGTCAGCCGATTTTTTCACCAACGCAGCGCCAAACTTAGGTGCCATTTTGCCACCTTTCTTGTAGCCCGGAGAACGGTTCCCACGCCCGATAGCCGCAGCATTTTCTGGCGTAACCTTGAGGTCTTTTACAGATGCACGGAACTTAGCATCTGCTGCGCGGTCAGCAGCGGATGGCTGCGGAGGCGTTGGCTTTTTCTTCTTATCAGTCATGACTTTGTCCTTCCTATCTCTTCTACCTTAGCTTCAAGACGCTCAAAGGCCCGATCAAACCGGTCCCCTAACCTATCAACTAGTGTATTCATTTCCGCACGCGTGACATGCTCACGCGCTACTTCTTCGCGGGTCTTGTTGAGTAGGATGCCGAGACGATCCAACTCGTCGATCTTTCCCCTAAGGAAAAAGCCCATAACCGCCACCACGACGCTCAACACGATGTTCCAAAGCATCATCTCCATATCAGCACTTCCATGCTCGGAGAGACTTGTTGATGCGGCTATTAGGATCATTCGCGGTCTTCTTGCTGGTCAGCTTCTTCTTCATGCCCGACATCCGAGCGCAGAACGACTTTTTACGAGCGCCGCCTTCAGGCT